CATAATTCTCTATACCATCTGATATCATATCTTCCCGAAACATATAATTTACAAAGTTTGGTTTGTATGATAAGTGTGTAGCAATTTTAAGGAAACATTCACCCAAATAGTTTGGAATTAGTGGTTTACCTTCCCAACGACCCTTCGGTGGTTCTTCTCCATACTTTTTAATATAAACTGCCTTTGCTTCATCAACATAAGAACGATAAACGATTAGTGCCTCTAAAAGTTGTTTGTTGTTTACATAGTGTTCGGTTCTTTTCTTTGGCATAACTGCATTACACTCTTTTAGAATTACATTTAGTATAGCATAATATCAAAGGCTTGACAAGGTGTGTGTTTTTGTGTACAATAACCTTTGTAAGGTTTGGAAGGGAATATTAAGTATCTTTTATGTCTTTCTTAAAGAGATCTTCAAGATCCTTACGAGCATCCTTCACGGAAGATAGATATCCCATTTTTGGAGTAGGCATCACAGATCCATCTAAAGATATATCCTCATCATCAGGTTCATTTATATAGTTTTCATATACATCAATTAACTTTTGATCTTTTGCTTCAATCATTGTAATTATTTTATCAAGTCGAATCATAAACATAGTTTCATCAGTCATATTCATCCAAGGTTTCACTTTGATCATACTTCCACCTGGTGTATTGATTGTAGAGATTACAACAGGATTTTGTAATACTAGTATTGGATTATCATCATTTTCATCTACAGTGACTAAGGCAAAGATCTCTTCTCCTGATACCAGTTTGATAATGCTGTAAAATTCTTCTTCCATTAGTCTTTAATTGGTACGTTTATTATATCATAGTTAAAGTTTTCTTCGTTATAAATCTTAATTCTTTCAATTAAATGATTCAGTGTGTAGTTTTTTCGACTCTTGTACCTGATATCATCAGCAATGTCATATAGAGTTGCCTTGGATTTTTTATCACCCTTTCGAAGAACTCTTCCAATTGATTGTAAGTTTCGAATTCTTGATTTAGAAGGTGAGGCAAATATTATATTGTGTAAATTTTTGATGTTAATGCCGGTAGAAAAGGTGCCGTACGAGGCAACGATAATAGCATTGCTCTCTTGCTCAGTGATTTCTCGAACCTTTTCGCGGTCTTCGGTGTCCACTCCACCATGAATAAAAAAGACATTACGATTATCAATCTTCTTATTATTTATCATCTCATATAATGGTTGTCCGTGTGCTTCAACTCTGGCAAATAGTATTAAAGAGTTACCTTTGAGATCTAAGGCAAGATTACAAATAAAACGATTTCTCTTTTCGTGACCAATTATATACTGCACTTCATCCTCAAATGTCTCAAATTTATTCGGTGAGTGTTTCAATAGAAGCACGTTTATGTCTAATGTCGCCAGATGACCCTTCTTCATGAGCTCATCAGTCTTAATAATTTTATAAGATGGACCAAATAAACCTTCTAAGACCCACTTATGTGTTTGTGTTCCATCCAGTGTGCCAGTAAATCCAAACCGATATTTGGCATCTGAAAGTTTTGTCATTATAGATATTAGTGATTTCGATTTAAACTGGTGCGCCTCATCCCCGATTACCACAGAGAATCTCTCAAAATACTTTCTGGGGAGTTTGTAGATTGATTGCCAAGTTGTAATGATTACCTGAGAGTCCGTCTCTCTTTCTTTACCTGCGTATATTTTGTGGCAAAATGAACCAACGTCCCATCCATAATCTTCAAAGTCTTTATACATCTGCTCTACTAACGAAGTCGTCGGAACAACTATCAGAATACTTTGTTTCTTTTCAACATAGTATCTCACAATCGAATATATCATCAATGACTTTCCAGAAGCAGTTGGAGATATCAATAATTTTCGATTATGTCTTAAAGCGTCGTATACTCCCTCTATCTGATAGTCTCTGGGGACGTGCTTACATATAGAGTGCATATAATCCTTGACATCCTCTTTGGATATCAAATCATTCGTTTGAAATGGTAGTCCGTAATATTCGTTGTCTTTAAATTCGTAAGTGTAGTTGTGGTCTTCACAAAACTGTATAAGTTTATCAAGTAACCCAACATATATCTCTCCTGTGTGATTACTAAACAGTCTGATCTTCCCATCCCAGTATTTGTTACGATACTGCGGCATAAACTTTGCACCAGGTACATCAAAAGTAAAGTAATCAGAGAGTTCGTAATAAACGTGTGCTTCTGATTTTACTTGTAGATTTACCTCATTCTTTTTGGATATGCTCAAATGAGACATAACTTCACGTCAATATAAAGTATATATTAACGTTTTATGAGTCTGTTTTTGAATCAGGAAACTGTCTCTTAAAGTCGTAATCTGTGATTACTGTAAAAAATTTAGTCTTTAAAGTATTAAAATATTCCTTCTCTTCTGTTTCTTCTTCATCAATATCAATTAAATTTGAGTAAACTCGAATACAATTATATAACATTTTCGCTTCCTTAATTCCCATACGAAGTTCAGCACACCATTGTGCATCTACTTCGTCTTCGGATGGATCGAACTCTGTGTCCATTAGTTATAACCCGCTTGAAATTTATTCCACTCGATTGCATTCTTAATTTGATATGTGCGATTTGATATAATTCGAATTATTTCTTCAAGATATTTTAATGTAGTATCATAATATTTTATCTTCATGTTAATTGTATTTAGTTTTTCATCAGCGTCCATATGCCTCTGTATGGCATCCTTCTCTCTAACCTTATACGGAAATGGTTCAGCAGCATAAACCTCTGCTGGTGCCTTTCCAGTGTAGTAGTTATATCTTTCTAAGCGTATTCGATTGTAAGAATCTCTTGCCTTCTCTCTTAACAGTGTAATTGTATTATAGACTGTATAGTATTTTGAGTGAAGTTGAGGTATTTTGAGTGATTCATCATGTAGATTATCAGGGTCGATGTGTGAATCTCTATCCCACATCTCCTGAATTTTGTCAAGATTCATAAGGGTGTGCGTCCGTCTGCTCCAACAATTTCGTAAATTGTATATTTAAAAGTTGCTTCTGCTGTAAAGAAATTAATATCAGTATCAGTTGCTTCAAATTCAAGTGAAGTTAAAAATACTGGAAATAAATCTTTGAATTTAACTACAGCAGTGGTTTTATAATTACTGTTTAATATTGATAAACTACCATCACTAAAAATTATTTCCTTGTCTCTCAAACCTTCTGCATTAGTTGTTGCCTCTTTAAATTGTCCTGCATTTTCCGGATAACCCAAACCTGTCAACCAGTTATGTATTGCCATATAGTTAGTTAAATTTTCATCAACTAAGAATCTCAAAGTAAAATCACCATATGAAAGTTTATCACCAGGTACATCAATATCTTTTAGATACACTGGTTGAATCGCAGTTCCTAATGAGATATCAGGAATACGAGCAGAGTTACTAAAAAACGTTGCTTTCGGAACTTTGTTTAATGAAAATTGAAATCCTATCGGTGATAGAAAATTACGATTCTCAATTTGATTGTCGTATGCTCTTGCCATTATTCTTCAATTACGGTGCTATTTTTAAACCAAGATGGTGTGTATGTATATGATTTATCACCGATGGTTCTTGTTATAGTCGCTGCTTTTTGTGCATCAGCATCTGATTTATTCTCATAAATCTTTCTTTGACTGTAATCATTTGTCCAGTGATTATCACCAACATAATATTCTGTACCATCAGTTGGAACTGCAGAACCTAAAACACTTCCTTTTTTAATATGATATGGCATTATTCTTGCTCTCCTGATTGTTTAGTGAACTTTGCCTTGACTTTACCAAATCTTTTTCCACCAAATTTTTTTGCTTTGTCTTTTAATTCACTGACTTTATCAGCAGCTGCTGATTTCTTTGCAGCAAATTTATCTTTTGCTTTTTGAAGTGCTGTTTGTTGTGGTTGATCTTCGTTTGATGCAAAAGCAGAAGATGCCATTTCTTCAATAAACTTATTAAACGACTTCATTCTTTCTAAATCCATTTTTAACTATTTAGTTAACGGAGTAATATAATCAATTATAGCATAAAAAAAAGAGACTCGCAATGAGTCTCTTTGAAAAAATATGTAAACTGAGATTTACATTAAGTTTGAAACAGTAACTCTTCTGTAGTATCTGTTGCTATTAGCAGTGATTCTACCAAGTCCAGCAGTTGTTCCTTCAGCGAATGGGTTTGCTACGATTCCGTAACGAGTCTTAAAGCCAATTTTTGGCTGGAAGGTGTTTTCTCCCACTGCTCTTACCATCTGTAATGGAACGTAAGGACAATAGAATAAACCAGCGTCGTAAGGAGATGTACCTTTGTATCCCATAACATAGTACTGACTAGTTACAGAAGATGTTTGGTTAGATGAGAATGGGTCAATGTACACTCTGTACTTACCTTGAAGAACACCAGCAAATGTATTACCTGTGTCATCAACGTTAAGATTTGTT